ACCAATGGTACGACCATAAGTTTCAAGTTGAGCTTTAGTCATTGACTCAAAATCAGCAATAGTTTCCTTTTGTACTTCTAATGCTTCTTTTTTTACAGGTTCTACAACTGGTTCTGGCTGAACAACAGTTTCAACTTTTTTAGTTGAATGTATGAGATTTACTTCTTCCCATTTATAAGAACCGTCAGGTTGAAGAACCCTGTCTAGGGATTTAGCCATAAAAATGTATGTACTTATATATCATCTTATCAAACTATTCGGATTTAGCCTCATTTGCCGAAGGTAATACTTCACCTTGAACTAAAATATCTCTAAATTCATCTCTATCAATAACTTGTTGATCGAATAATGATGTTAATGCTGTAATATCCTGTCCAATTAATCTTTCAATATCGAAGTCTCTACTAATCTTTACTTCTGGTGGTTCGATTCCTACATATTCAGCAGATAAATTAAATGCTTTTTGTAACTTCTGTTCTAACTCCATTGAAACCATAGCCAGCATAGAGTTTGTATCAACACGATCTAATCTTCTAGCATCAGCACTTTCAGCTACAAATTTTTGTTGTGACAATGTACTAATACCAAGAGTAGCCATTTGCATCTGCAATTCTTTTATTTCTGCAGACTGTGCTTCAAATGCACTACTAGCTGGTTCCACATAATAAACTTTATTTCCTGGCTGAGTTGCCATCGCATAATTGACAGATATAGCTAAATCTTTAGTCTGATCATCATATCCTTCCATTACTAACATCGGTTGAGATGCAACGTGCAAACTATGAATTAAATCAGCTTGTCTTTGAAAATGTGCAAGATTTAAATGTGCAATATCAAGTAAAGGTGGTTTACTAACTAAATTATCTGTTTTACCAGAATAAATAGTAACTAAAGGTATTTCTCCAAGAGAAAAACTACCAGATTCTACCTGTGCATAATCTTTTTCAACTGAACCTGTTTCAAAATCACCAGCAGAACTTCCATCAGCAACATCATACATTTCTTCTATTTGTTCTTTCTTTCTAAATACTCTGTATTTTCCTGGTTCTATAACTCTTATCTGGTCAAATACTTTTTCTCCAAATTGACCACTAGGTAATACAGCTTTTTCTGCTATTCTTGCTTGTACTAAATTTCCATAGTTAGACTCTCTATCTAATCTCCAACCATATAAATTTGTAGGATCTACTTCAATCCAGTAAGGTCTACGATTTTGTTGTCTTTCTTCTGCAAGTGTTAATGCACCAGAAGGTGCAGGATAATCAACAAGAATATGACTTTGACCATAAGTAAGAGAACACATCAATATCCTTCTTGCATATTCATCTAAATCAGATTTACAGCCATCGACATCCATCTTAAACATCTCTGTCCAATAAGGATCACCTGTTAATGTAATTGGCTTACGAAGAACAAGACCTGATGCTGCTCTTATTAATCTTTGTGTAAAAGGACTAAATACTGCACGGTTAACTCTTGCAAGATAGGCTTCATAATCTTCTCTTGGTTCTAAAGGTAAAAACGCTTCGCTATTTGTTCTTAAATAATCAGTTCCCTCAGTAACAGCTTTCATTATTTCCCAACCTTTCATCATGTCTAAAACTGCTCTAGTTCTAGTAAAAGGACTATCAACTCCACCTACTGAAGTAGAAGAAACAATATTGGTTCGTATTGGGCCTGGGATTGCGTAAGTCATGTCAACACTTCCATCTCCTTAATGCTAATGCTTTTCTAGTTGGTCTACCTTTACTATCTTTCATTGGGCCTTTGACTCCTTTCATTCTGGCACAAAATGATTTTCGTCTAGCTGCTCTTTTTCCTGTAGGTTTGCTTTCAGTAACAGGTGCTTTTAAATTGCTACCTGTAGCACGATTATATTTTGCTCTACCTTTGGCAGTAAGTCCTCCCTTCCGAGACTTTTCACCTCGTCCAACAGACAGACTTACTCCCTTTTTTCTAGGCATTAGATAGCAGAAGTTATAGTACCAGTAGTTATAAAACTAACTGACACTGTAGAAATATCTCCAACAGTAGAACTGAAAGATGTTCCTGTGATAATTCCGTTAAAACTTAATTTTTTAGTACCTGATGTATCTAAGAAAAGATTGAATGAAGCATCACCAGCATCTTCTGCTGTCAATACATCACTAATAATTTCAGCAGTATCATCTCCAGATGTCGCTGTATAAAGAAGATCAACTGTACCAGAACCAGAAATTAAACTACCAACAAAACTTCTTGATGTTGCACCATGAGAAGTAGTTTCTAATGTGTCTTTTGTTGTATCGAGTGTCCAAGCTGTTGTTGAAGCTACTGCACCTGTTGATCCAGTTCCGTTATCAAATGCAACAGAACCTTCTTCTCCACGAAAAAATGCCATTATCCTAAGAAAAAAGTATATATACGATTATATTACCGTGAAATTGCGTTTTTTACAGCTATTTCTTCTTTTTCTTAGCAGTTTTAGCAGCCTGTTTAAAAGCAGCAGAGGTTGGTGCTCCTTTACTACCTACTTTTCTCATTTTTTCACCGCTACCAGCTTTAATACGCTTCTTTTTTGCGTGGATATTCGCATAAAGCCCTTTTTTCTTACGCACAACTACACCTCTTCTTTTTAGTTCCTTTCTTTTTCTTCTTTGGAGGTCTACCAACCTTAGAGCCATAACTCCCTTTTCCCATCGGCATGATAAAAAAGTGTAACTTAGTATATTCTAAACGAAGTTTGGCCTAATGTCTCTGGTTTTGCAAGGTTAAATTGTTGGAGACAGAGGTAGCCGAAAGCGTCAAAAGCATGGTCTACACCCAAGTTTTTATTAGGTAAACCTGTATTGGGAGCATATGTAAGTGTTCTTAATGATTTTATTAACTCTTTACATCTTGGATGTATAAATGTCCTCTGATCTCCATTTGCATCTAACAAGGCAGTATTAACAGCAGTAATTTTATCTCGAATCTTCCAGGGAGATTTAGGACTTAAAACGGTAAAACCATTACGTCTAAGGATTGTATGGTCAGTAACACCAACTCCACTTGTTTTTCTTGCACTACCAGTAGGATCAGGACAAGCAATAACTCTTCGATCTACCCCATATCTTCTAACAACCTCCTCCGCAAAATCCCAAGTTGTAGCACCACCTGTCAGCATGATTTCATCAAACACATATAAGTTATTGTCATGCTTATAAGCACAGACTCCAGCCATCGGATCTACGTTAAAGTCCAAGCCGATTAACAAAGGAAGCATATGTAGATCCTGTACTTCCTTGTCAATATTGTCATCGCTAAAGCTAACAGCAACTAATCCAGTAAGATTTTCAAAACTAGCTTCAAATTCCTGTCTAAATGTTCTCGCATCTAATTGACTTCTAGCTGCTTCAACTTCTTCTGCTGCTACATTACCCCCTTCAATCGTAGTAAAACTCCACCTTTTCCAATCATCCCACTCCTGCTCGCCACAATAACACCACATATCATAAAACCAACTAGCAGTACCATCAGGAGTAGAAATAAATAATGCCCAACCTTGCTTGTCGGCTAATGCAGGTCTTATAACTTCAGCCCATACATCTCGATCCATAAATGCAGCCTCATCTAAAACAACACCAGCAAGACTTCTTCCCCTCAATGCCATTGCATTTTCTGTTCCCTTCAATTCAATACTTGATCCATTTATTAAATCTAGTCTCAAATCTGTCTCATTTTTAGCTTTTACCCATACCTTCGGCACTAACTTTTTCAGTTCCTTCCACGCAATATCCTTTGCCATCCTATAAGTAGGAGCACAATAGAAATATACCTCGCCAGGTCGATTGATAGCTCCTCTGAGCAATTCGATACAGGATAAATATGATTTACCAAACCTTCTTCCTGCAACCAACACCCTAAATCTTTTCTCACTATTAAATACCTCCCCCTGTGCATACCTTAAACTAATATCATTCGCATTTTTTACCGCCATAACCATAAAATTAACACTTTTTTCAACTAATACCCCCTATTTATAGCCTATCTCATCATTTTTAGGTTATTATTTCATTAAATACACCTCGCAAGTAAGTCCGTGGCTTCTTCTACTTTCCCTACAGATCAACCAATAGAACAACCTAAACGTAAAATGAGATTCGTTGCTCGTTCCTCTGCTCAAAATGTTCAAGAACGTTCTCAACGTCTATACACTCGCCAACTTGAAGGTAAAACAACCCGTGCCCTTGTCCTAGAACACTCCAAAATTGAATCAATATCTGAAGTAACCGCCTGGCAAGATTGGAAAAAAGTTAAAGATTGGAATAAAGAAGATTGGGAAAAAGATAGAGAAACTCTTCTCCCTCGCCTACAAGCAATGAGAATACGTCTCTTCAATAAAGCAGTTAAAAAAGGTCAGCTCCAAACAGCAGCTCAAATACTAGACTCCCTCGGTAAAGTAATAGGTGAATCTGTAGAAACCGTAAACATTCAAGCTCCAGAACTTGCTATTCGCATAGAACCAAAAAGTTAACCAATATATATTTAAGTTCCCCAACACACATAAAAATAAAAAATATTCTGCAACCCTACCCCCTAGGGTAAAGCTACAAAATAATATTAATTCTAAGGCAGGTAGAAGCCTCTGTACTAGCTTTTAATTCTTCTTAGATAAGAATAGCTTCAGTTGTTTTTCTCCGTTGTAGTAGCTCTCCTTACTGCCTGCTAGTTCGTAACCTTTTGGCATATCTGCAAGCCACTTAATTAATTCTGGAGTCATAGTAAGATTTGTATAATTAATATTAATTATATCATACTTATACACATTTTTGTTTATATGTGTTATATTTAATATAAGTTTATTTTCTTTTTTAACTATCTTTTATTTTTCCTTAATTACTCTATTCCTTTTCAATAGGTCAAACATCCTATAACTAAAATTGGATAGCTTACAGAGGCATACAAGACAGTTACAAGACTAATAAACGAACACAAAACAAAACTATCCAAAATCTTACATGAAAAATTTCTTTTTAATTGTTAGTATTTCAAGTCTTGGAATATTGGCAATGGGTCA